TCGAGAAGCTCTGGCATGAAGAGATGGTTTCGCAGCCCTGTGACATCACCGGCCGGTTCAACGTCCAGCAGATCATTCACAAGGCCTATCTCAGCTATCGGCGAGACGGGGACACGTTCCTGCTGCTGACGGAGGCGGGCCTGCAAGCCTGCGAGGGCGACCAGTGCGGCACGCCCTATGGCCAAGACTTGGGCAAGACCTTCACCGTCACCAACGGCGTGGCGACCTCCAACGCCACCGGCCGAGTGATCGGCTACTACCTGGGCCGGCCCAATACCTGGGGCTACATCGAGCCGGAATCATGGCACAACTACACCGCCGAGAAAGTCCATCACGTCTTCAACTCGGACCGGTTCAGCTACACTCGCGGCGAACCGGCTTTGACCAGTGCCGTCGGCCTGATCGACGAATACACGCGCTATCGCGAAGCCGAATTGGTAGCCGCCCACGTCAACGCATGCCTGAGCATCTTCATTACGCACGAAGATGAACTGGGTATCCCGGCCCCCTACACCGAGGGAATCAGTGGTGCCGGAACGACCGAGGACGGATCGAAACTGCAGAAGGTCGGACCCGGCGAGATCCACCACCTGGCCAAGGGCGAGAGTATCAACGCCGTGGTGCCGACGCGGCCGGCGGCGGCGTTCCGCGACTTCAGCCTGCAATGCCAGATGGAGATCGGCCGGTGTATGCCGATGCCGCTGATGCTGGTGACGTTGGACTTCTCCGGCGCCACGTACATGAACGCCCGGATCGCTTACCAGGCGGCGCAAAAGGCGTATCGGCGGGAGCAGGAACACGTGGTGCGACCGATGGTCAGCCGGATCTACGGCTGGTGGCTGGCCCGCAAAATCGCCGCCGGCCAGATCGCCGACCGACCCGATGCGATGGCCCACGAAGTGATTTGTCAGCGTTGGCCCTACATCGATCCCTACCGCGAGGCCCAGGCCGACAAGCTGGAGTTGGAAAACGAGACGACCTCGCGTTCGCAAATCTGCGCCCGCAAGGGTCTGGATTACCGCGACCTGGTCACCGAACGCAAGCGGGACCGCGCCGCCGAGATTGAGGCAGGCGAGGCCCACGAGCAGGAACCCGACAAGACTGAGGAGAACGACGATGCCGACAGCAACGCATAAGTTCGATTCACCGGCGGCCACGGCCCCCCGCCGGGCCTGTCTGTTCGTGCGCGATGGCGCGGTGACCTTCACCGATGATGGCGACGAAAAGAAGGCGAAGTTCCGCATGGTCGGCTATTCGGGCGAGATCATCCCGAACCATTGGTTCTGGGACAACCTCGCGTTCGACTTGGACGGCCTGACGTTCGCCCAGGAACGAACCCCCGTACTCGATTCGCATTTTACGGACCGGCGGCTGGGTTTTACGACCAAGCAGGGTATCGCCGAGAGCGTGACCTTCGAAGGAACGTTCCTCTCGAACGACCACGCCCAGGCCTTCCGCCAGGACATGGAGGAAGGCTTCCCCATGCAGGCGAGCCTGTACTGCCCGCCCAGTGCCATCGAGCGCGTGGTCAAGGGCGAGAGCGTCGAGGTCAATGGCCGTATGCTCCAGGGGCCTGGGACAGTCTTTCGCAAGGCCACGATCAAAGAGGTCAGCATGTGCGTTTTCGGCGCCGATTCCCACACCTCCGCCGCCGCGTTCGCCGATGCCGCCACGGACAATACAGTGACGTTCAAAGTTAAGGAGAACATGATGCCCAATCAGACCGAGAACCAAACGCCGGCGACGATGACTGTCGATCGGCTCAAGAGTGAGTTCGCCGATGTGCACGCCGAGATCTTTAACGCCGGCGAGCGTGACGGCGCTGAAGGAGAGATGACGCGTTTCAAAGCGTTGCGTGAGGCCTGCGGCGACGACGCCGAGTTGCTGGTCACCTGCTTCGCCGAAGGCAAGAGTGTCACCGACGCCCAGCAGATGCGGATCGAGCGGCTGGAGAAGCAGCTTTTCGCCGCCTCGAAGCCGTCGGCCACAAACGGCGCCGAAACGACCACAGACCCGGCCATCACCGAATTCAAGGAGCAGGTGCCGGGCCCCACCAAAACCGACGAGGGCAAGCCGGCCACCTTTATGGAGGCGGTGGCCAAGTTCAAGGCCGAGCATTCCGATGTCAGCGAAGCCGAAGCCGTTAACAAGTGCGTGGATCTCTATCCCGAGCTGCACGCCAAGTTGAGCCGCGAGTGAGGTGACCAATGCGGGTTAAATGCGAATGCGGCCGCGAGGCCATTCTATCCCGCCTCGGCAAGCGGAAAAACTGCCGAGCCTGCGGTGCGAATTTACTGACCAGCGCCAAGCCTGTGGAGTTGGCCGAGGTCAAGCTCAAGCCGGGCCGCAAACCGAAGCCGCCGCGCCAGATCAAGAACCTGCGAGCGCTGTGCAAGACCTATCCGAATCTGTGCACCGAACTGGCCGCGAACGGTGCGCAGAAGGCACGCGATGCGATTGCGGCCATGCCGGCCGCCGAGTTCCGCGCGGCGCTTCCCGACGTGGCCGAGCGACTCGCTCAGGAAACGCTCGATACCGTCGAGGCGCTGTCGACTGATCAGTTTCGCGAGGCCCTCCCCCACCTGGCCGCCACGCTGGGCATAGGCGCCAAGCAGCACGACGAGCCGCCGGTAACCGCCGAACAGAAGGCCAACGACAAGGCCCAGGCCAAGTAGACCGCATCCGGCGGTCTGAAACCCAGACAAGCCAGTCCGCAGTAGGAAAGGACTCATGATGGTAGAAGGAACGACAAGGACATTTGTGGCCGGCACCGGCGGCGTCAGCGCCCACACCCGCGTCAAGCTCAGCGGCGCGACCGTGGTAACCGCCGGCGACGAGGAAAGCGCCATCGGTGTGGCCCAATACGATGCCTCAGAGGGCGAGAACGTGGCCGTGCGACTGATCAATGCCGGCGGCACGATCGAGTGCGTAGCGGCCGGGGCCATTACAACCGGAGCGGGTGTTTACGCCGCTGCCGCCGGCAAGGTCGAGGCCGCCGGGACTGCAGCCAAGGGCTTCGCCCTCGACGAAGCGACCGCCGACGGTGACGTGATCGAGTGCCTGTTCACCGACTAAGACCTCGCTCTTTCGACAACTAGATCCCGGGCGATCCTGCGAGCCGGCCAGCTCACCAGGTGACGCAAGAGAAGACAAAGCGGCCGTACTGGGGCCAGTACCCTCGGTACGGCCGCTTTTCTTTTGCCCGGATGCAATCGAATACAGCCTTTTCAGGAGAATCAACAATGCCACGCCCCAAACAAGCCGCCGAGCGACCGGACCTGCAAGCGGTGATCTATGAGGCCGCCGACCCGGCCAACAGCTTCATCGGTCTTCGTGTTATGCCGATTTTCAGGGTGGACGAAGCAACCGGTCAGTTCCCGGTCATCCCCGCCGAAGTGATGTTCTCCGTTCCCGATACCCGCCGCGCCCCCCGTAGCCGATACCCGCGTAGCGATTGGGAGTGGGAGTGGGAGACCTTCGCCACGCAAGAGAACGGTTGGGAAGAACCGGTCGACGACAAGGAGGTCAAACTCTATCGGCGTTACTTCGACGCCGAAAAGATGGCCGGTATCCGTGCCGTCAAGATCATCCTGCGCAAGCAGGAAAAACGGATCGCCGACTCGGTCTTCAACGCATCCAACTTCACCCCCAACGCGGTGACCAACGAGTGGGACGATCACGCCAACGCCACACCGATCGATGACATCAAGGCCGGCCGCAAGGCGATCCATGACACGATCGGCGTCGAGCCAAACACGCTGGTGATCGCCTACAGCACGTTCCTGGAACTGGGCCTGTGCGACCAGATCATCGATCGGATCAAGTACACCAATCCGGCCGTCCAGCGTGGCGACATTCAGGCCCCCCTGCTGGCTCAGGCCTTCGGGGTCGACCAGGTCCTGGTCGGCGGCTCGCTGTACAACGGCGCCAAGAAGGGCCAGGACGCCTCGCTGTCGTCGATCTGGGACAACGAATACGCCATGCTCTGTCGCACCTCCGACAGCGCGATGCTCGGGGACCTGCCCTGTCTGGGGCGGACGTTCCTTTGGACGACCGATAGCCCCACCAACACAGTGGTGGAATCCTACCGCGACGAGAGCGTACGGGGCGACGTCATTCGCGTTCGCCACGAGACCGACGAGGAGTTCATCAGCCCGGAGTGCGGGTACCTGTTGAGCAACATCACCACGAAATAGTCGAACGCCGACACCGTAACGGGCAAACCGGGCCGGGGCCTTCAGGTCCCGGCCCCACCGTCGATAAGAGGCCTTTGGACATGAAAGGACACGCATCATGGGCAGTTTTTCAGACCATTGGGAAAACGAGATCCTCGACCACGTTTTCGGCAAGGGCACGTACACGCCGCCGACGATCTACGTGGGTCTATCTACGGCTGACCCCGGTGACGATGGTGCTGGCCTGGCAGAGCCGAGCGGTAACGGCTACGCCCGCGTCACCACGGCCGGCACCGATTGGAACGCTGCCAGCGGCGGTGCCCTCGATAATGCAACCGCCATCGAGTTTGCCGACGCCACCGGCGACTGGGGCACCGTGACGCACTTCGCCTTGTTCGATGCGGCCAGTGGTGGAAACCTGTTGGCCCATGGGGCGCTAAATCAATCCAAGACGATGACCAGCGGCGACACGGCGCGTTTCGCGACCGGCGAGTTGGACGTCTCCATGAACTAGAAAGGTGCGTGACTGATGCCAGCAACATTGGCAGAGATTACTGACGCAAGC